AAGGTCGGATGAATCGTATCCAGTTTTGCGGGCTTTTTCTTTCTCGCAATATTTAAGAGCCGCATTACGTAGCGATTTAGCAATTAATTTATCCCTATCTTTTTGCTCTAGTTCTGACCATTCTCTGTACTTACGTGGGTGTCCGACAAACCAGACCCATAGTTCCTGTGCAATATCATCTCGTTCTAGCATGCTGTATCTGCGTGCATACTCGGTTGATAGTTGCTGAACTACATCATTATATTCTAAAATGTAATTCATTATGGCAAGATTACCTCACCATTAACTACTGGTACAGCATATGGTACAACTTTCTTGTTGTCCTCTACGAGGATACCAATGCCCTGCTGCCAGTTGGCTGTGCCTGCAGGCAGATATTCTGCCTGCTTTATATCCATCATATGTCCAATTTCTAGACCGAACAATGTATGTGTCTTGCCATAGAAGCCAACTGTTTCATGTTGTAAGCCCACGCGATGCGTGTGTCCACAGACTACTGATTTGCCTAGGCGTTTTGCTAATGACAACGCTGTACTTCCAGGAGTCTGAGACAACTTGCCTTCATCTCCGTGTGCCATTACCCAACCAGGTAGTAATTCATGCATGCGATGCAAATAAGTTACGCCCATAGAATTATACCCCAGTAGTTCTTCAATCTCTAGTGATTTGAGACTGCTGAACGCTGGGGCATACTTACGAATGTAAGTGTCAATGCGGTCCGTATGATTAGACCGCTGCATATAGAACGGTTTCCTGCCTAATGCTTTTTTAAATTTAGATATAATTTCTTTTGTATCATCTATGCCTTGCTGAAGAGTACCTGCGTACTCGCCAAGCATACCTTTGTTCCAACGACTAGGTTCTGGTGCATCTAGTTCATCACCTACACACCAAAGTTCATCTGGTTTGTAATACTTAACAAAGTCTACAACGGCATCTACTGTTTTATTATCTTGGTAAGGAATCTGTAAGTCACTGAGGACGACGACTCGCTTCATAACTATCTCCGTTTGACACGCCAGCCCACTGATTGCGCTGAACAAGTAGTCCAATTATAGCGTAGTTTGCAAGGTCAATTAGAGTATCTTCGATTGATTCATAGTTCGGCGTGTCGCCGCTGTCTACTAGGTTGTTAAGTCTAGCCAACTTGTCATACATGCGGACTCGTAGTCCATTCATAGGACCACCAGGTGCTCCAGCAATGTTCATTGGACCATAATCCTCATGCTTTTTGTATAAAACTGTAAGCAATTCACGGGCAATTACATCTGCATCTTCACGGTTTTTCATTTAATAAGTCCCTTAATCCTTGGTCCATAGATTTCTTGGCTGCATGTACAACCATCTCTTCATATACTTCGTCTGTCTTGCCATACCTAGAAGCCAATAGTAGACCAGCAATGCTGGTCGCCAGAAACTTGGCTTCTTGTGGGTCTCTGTCTATAGCCTCATAGACATCATGCAAGGCTGTCAAGATATTAATATACTTATCTTCAGATAGTTTTATAACTATATCAAAGTCTAAGTGGTTTGCATGTTCCCAAAACTTATCATCCATTGGTAATGCATTCTCTGATTCGTTCGTCAATCCAGTCGCTTCCCTTCTTGATTATCATGCTGTTTACATCTTCGCCATCTGGCATACTGATGATATTTACATTGCCTAGTTCACGGCTAATCTTCTTGCCGAACTCTAGTCCAGGTGCATCACCATCTGCTAACACAATCACTACATCAAAATCATCTAGGATTTTAGCATAGTGTTTTTTCCAGTTGTTAGCGCCTGGAATACCTACTGTTGGGTGGTTGGTCTTGACTGTCATCATAATGCAGTCGAACTCACCCTCTGTCACGCATATGTAATCATCTGCAGCAAAGCATGCTTGAGTGTTGAACATAGTAGTTTCAGCACCAACTAACCCCATATACTTGGCATCATGCGTACCTGTTAGGTCACGGAATCTAATATCTACCACGCCTGATGGCGTGATATATGGAATAGACAGTCTGCCTAAATATGGCTCATGCCCTGGAAGTGGGTCTTCTACCACTCCCAAGTGAAAGACTTTTGCCTCGTCTACCGAGAGTTGACGGCTTGACAGATACCGTTCTGCTACTTCTATCTTGCCTGCGTACCTCTGTGTAGCCTGCAGTAAGAACTGTCTCTGCGAATTGTTTAGCCTCACGGAAATTAACTCCTTCCTTATACATAATTAAAGAGTAGACATCGCCTTTGACTCCACAACCGTGGCAGACAAAGGCGTTCTTATCGTAGTTTACTGCTGCACTTGCATGACTGTCTAAATGAAAGCAGCATTTCATTTTGCGCCAGCCGCTACCGCGTGCTGGTATATCTGCACCTATGTAAGTTAGGTACTCTTCAATGCTTGGTTTCTCCATTGATGGCTCTCTTTAGTAGGTCTAACCACACATGTCCAGGCATGGTGCAGTACCACTCGCTAGGGCTCCGCTTCCCTTTACGTTTGTGCCACACCACGCCTGTCCACGCCCCGTCATTGCCCATTTCTATGAGCAATTCTTCTATCCAACCAGCCAAGTTCATCTTGGCATGGTTCTTGATTTCAATTGTAACTCCAGGTATACCTGATATGTCACCTTTATCTAGCGTAGCGCCAGCCAATCGTCTGTCTGCATACTTGTAGCCGTTCTCTTTTAGATAAGCAACTACATCTCGTTCTGCTCCAGAGCCTTTGGCTTTTGCTGCGTTACTCATACTGTCATCTCTACCTGTCTATAGTCACGGACTACATCTTCTAGATACATAGAACCAGGCTCAAATGATAGCGACACATATGTATTGCCAGTTGCATCTGCCTTGCCGTATCTATTCTTAACAGGGGCTACGCATAGGTATGCGTCTGCACCCTGCATCATCTGTCCTACTGTCAGCACCATAGCAGGAATCTGCGCGACCTTGCCTTGCAGAGCAGAGCGAGGCTGGCATGGGTAGCCAGGTGCACCTTCTTGTGTATGGTGTAGCACTAGAACAGCAGCGTTAGTATCTCTTGCAAGATACTTAAGTTCTTTCATAACCTGTCGCATACCTGCGAACTCTTCATGTCCATCGATTGCAATGTCCATAAGATTGTCCACAACTATAAGCGTTGGGCTTCTGCCCCATATAGTTTCGAATGCAGATACTTCTTCATCTAAATCACGAAGAGTAGGACTTGGTTCGAAAGACCAATACATATTTCCATACTCACGCAAGATAGACTCGGCTGTATCTGGCTGTGTCTTTAACATCTGTTCTGCTTGTTGTTGCGGTATGCGTGCGCGAAGTGCAAGCAATCTCATAGCCATAGTATGTGCATTGGTATCTGCTGAGAAATATAATGTTGGTTGTTTTAATCTTGCAGCGATATGCAATGCAATACTGGACTTACCAGCACCAGGAGTGCCAGCAATAATTGTAACTTCCGCACGCCGTAATATGATTCCTTCTCTTGCGAAGGCTTGGAAAGGTGGGGCTAATGGTTCTCCCCCCACTTCTGCCTTACCTACGCTACGGCGTAGTGTTTTCATTTATGCCTTTGTTTGGTCGGCTACGAATGAAGCAAACTCTGGTGAGTTAGCCTTGATATATTGTGTTGCACACTTGGTTGGGTCACCTTGCTTAGCAGGGCAGAAGTGTCCTTTATATGGACCAAACTTACCTGTTAGTCCATGGATACGTGTCATAGTTCCATGAGGACACATGCGTTGTCCACCACCCGCAGGTGCTGCTGCTGGTGTGAATGTTTCTGCAATGACTGTACCGCCTAGCGCATTGGCTGCATAGCCAACTGCTGGAGATACTGGGGCTGACGCAGGTGCGCTAAAACCAGTGCCACGCACTGCTTTTTCGAGTTCTTCGGTAGCACTTGCAAGTGATGCAAGTGTCATAGCAATTGTCTGGTCAAGTTCTTCTGCAGATGCAGCACGAACTGTGACTAGAGAACCTGCTGCTGACTTTACTGTGATGCTGATAGGTGCTTCTGTGTGAGACATTATTCTCCTTGTATTGGTGTTGATATATTTTTCTTGTCGCGGTGCTTTCTTACTTTCATGGCTAGTTCAATACCTTTCCAGCCATGAACTAAGTCTACAAAGTGTAGAGTACATTGTCCACTACCAGCAGGTAGATGCACAATGATTCCTTTCTCTGTGTTGATGTCACCCCAACTACCACGGGTTGCCGTAGCAGGGTCATACGGCAAGCCGTGTGCATACACTGCTAACTGCATAGCAATCTTGTTAGGGTAACTAATGCTGCCTGTTTTAAGGTCAGAGATAAACTTCTCGCCTTTGTATTCTACAATTCTGTCTGGTGTGCCAGCAATTTTATGTTTGTCTAGCACACAAAACTGTTCGATATGAATGTTAGTAAATGCTTTTGTTGCTTCTGCATATGCTTGTATATCTGCAACATAATCTTCTGGTATAGGTCCGAGGTCTTGACCTCGGTCTAACTTTTCTGTTAGTGCATGTATTGCAGTACCAATTGTAGCCTGCTTAGTTGCACCTGCTGCTTCCATTGCATCTTCAACTAACTTATCCATCTCTAGTTTGTTATCGCGCATAGCACTAGCCGACAATAACAAATCGTTACGTAGTGTTAATCCAGTTGCAGCCATACGTAACTTCCATGCTACTAATGCAGTGCCATCATCTAATGAACCTGCAATTGTTGTTGTCCGTGTATATGGTACTGGCTTGCCACCCTTCGGTGGCACAATCATTGGTCTGCCATACCTATCTCTAGGTACTTCTACTTCTGCCATTTATTCTCCTTAGATTAGCCAGTGGCGGTAGGACAAGGAGAGAGCCAAAAACCTACCGCTCACTGGTTGTCCCATCATAGCATAAGGAACGGCTTATGCGTTGATGTCATGCCCGCAATGCGGGCAAAGTTTTTCTTTGCGTTTATATACTTCGTATTTATTATAAGCGTCTTTATAATTCTGATGCACATATATCTTGCATCTATTACGAACGCTATATAAACGTATGATTGCACCTGACTGGTGCAATACTGATAGCACTCCACTTGCAGTGCCATGATGCCAGCCTGTTTCTATGGCTAACTCTTTCCAGGTTAGCCCTAACTCACCTGCATTTTTTAAATAGACTAACGCTGATTGCTGGTTGTTTAATTCCCGACCAGAGTGGATATTATCTAAGGCTCTCTGTTTAGATGTATCCGTACCTGACCAGCCAGCAGTACCGTTGTATGGTACATAGGCTTCTGTCATTTAATATCGCTTACCTCAAGAGGTAGTGACCATGTATCACCCCAGCCTTTAGTCTTGCGCTTAAGTGAAATCTTTCCGTCTGCTCGTATCTCAACTAGAAAGTATTCATTGTTTTCTTGAAAGATTTGCATAGTAGTTACTGGAGTTTGCATTAGTTTTCTTCCTCAACATCCATAACTTCAATTGAATCTACATCAATATCAGCACCCCATACGGAGACCTCCATATTATCTGAGATGATAGATTCAATTTCATCTTCTTCTTCTACTTCAATATTAAATGTTCCTGAAACTGTGAAGGTTCCACTGTATTTGGTTGTAAGTTTGTTGGCACCGATACTGTCAAGAAGGACATTGACATCTCCTTTGTTGACTGTTGTCTCACCGTCTTGCCATTCACCTTCACTGAAGAAGTCACGTACTTCGTTACGAATAGTACGGATTGTTTGGAGTTGTGCGTTGATTGAGTCATTGAGTCCACTTACTTCTCCCGCTCTGCTGATGAAGTTACGAACTTCGGCTTCTGTGTAGGTAATTGTATCACCAGTAGTTGGTGATTCGATTGTGATTGTGTTCATGTTTCTCTCTCTGTTTGTAGGTTGTGTGCTCCGTGTTCGCCACTGGCGGAGCAACCCAGTGTAACGGGTCTACGATACCCTGCGTATTTTACCCATGCTAGGTAAATTTATGCAAGCACTAACTCTAGTGCTTTATCTTTGATGCGGTCATTGCGTCCGCTGATGGTGGCAATGGCACGCTTGTCAGAGCCACCAGAAGCACGGTGGTCTGCATACTCAATGACTGCCTGCCATGCACCGAAGGCTGTGCCTCTGATGTTTTCTTGTGTAGGCGACTCACTGTAAATAGACCATGCTGAGTCACGACCATTAAGTGCAATGGTACGTTGACGGCGCTGACCTTGTGATAGCAAATGCTCTGGTGCATCTTCAATCTCTGAAGGCAAAGCCCATACAGACTTGAAGATGTTCTTTACTTGACGCTCATCAACCCTGCGGTCAAGTAATACGCCAGCAATAGTTTCATACTGCTGGATAGAATCATAAGTTAACTGAGTGATGTTACGAATATCATTTACAGATAACTCTGAGTTTGTGGTGTGCTTCATAACATAGGTGTAATTGTTTCTACTTTTACCCTTGATAATGCGGTTGATTTGATTAGCGCAGAACAAACGCTCAATGATTGGGCGAATACGAACTGCACATGAACCATCATGTGATGATTGAACTAGTAGGAATGCAGCATGTGGGTCATTGGCTACCTGAACACCGATTGGTAACTCCATTACCATCCAGATGTTAGCACCGCTATTGTATTCACCTGCTGCTGTGTAGCGTGCATCACCTGAATCAACTAGGGTATCAAGAGCAGAGAACACTTCCATGTTCTGCACAATCTTGTACTTCTCACCGACTACACCAATGACTTCATTGATATTGTCTTTACCTAGTTTAATTACAGCCTGTTTTTTGGGTACTTCATAGTAATCTGTTACAGATTCATATGGATTCATATCTGACTTAACATATGCTTGCATGTCTGCAAGTATTACATTCCAGTCAAGACCAGCCTGTCGTGCTGCTTCTGATGCAGACCCAGCATTAACTGCTGTGCCTGCTTGTACCCATGCCTGCTTGTTTAGTTTTGCTACTACTTTGTTATTATATTCTTCTGTTACTTGTATCATTATCTCTCCTTTACCATGATGCTTGGTATCTAAATGACCAGTCTTCTGGTACATTGGTTAAGATTTCATCTAACATTCTAGCAGTATCTTCTACATCTTGCCAGTACCAGTCGTTAATCTCATATGAACCAAAGAAGAATCCTTCTGTAGGAGGCAGAAACTCTTGGGCTTCATCTGGATTTCTATCTACTAGCAATTGCTTACAGATGCTTAGCAACTCTGCAACTTGTTCGCGCCTAAGATAGATTGGGGTGCAGTCATCTTCTTCTGCATACTGGATAAACCAGCCATGAATAGCATTGGCTTTGCGCCAGTATGCTACTTCTATATCAACGATAGCATGGTCTTTTGCAAATACATCTGCATCTAATACCTTAATAACATTATTGAACTTGTCTTGTTCTTTAAGATACTCGGCATTAGATACAAACTTCTCTGCATATAAATACATATCAAGACCCATAGATACCTGCTACTACTTTAGGGTGTAGTTCTTCGCGCATTTTGGCAAAGGACTTTGGTTCCCAGCCTGCACGATATACATTTGTTAGCAGTTTA